TTAAAATTTTTGATAATATATATGAAGATACACAAACTAATTTGAAAAACCTTATTGAAAGAATAGGCGATAATTTAAAAAATAAAATAAAAATTTAAAATGGCAAGATCCACAAAACTTAACAGAGTTTTTAATAGAATAGAGTTGAATTATACAAATTTAACAAATCAGATAAATAATTGGTTGAGTTCTGCATATGATAAATCTAGTATTCTTTTTAATTCAGCATCACCTTATGGCCAAATATTAGAAGTTGTTAAAGAATTCTTTCTTCAGAATATATTATATTTGAAAAATTTTGTTAAACAACTAGATATAGACCAAGCAAATACTATAAGAATGATTAGAAATATTGCTAGAATATCTGGGCATAATCCATCAAGATCAATTTCGGCCAGAGGTACTATTAAATTTAAGCTTAAACAAGGTATTAATATTCAATCAACTATTTCTGGCGAACAGGTTGTAATATATGATAATACATTACTTAAAAATAAAAGTAATGGACTTTATTATTCCTTAAAAACTGGCACATCTAAAAATGTATATCCTTTAACACCTGGTTGCCAATTTTTTGTCAATATAGTACAAGGCAAATACGATACACAAAATTTTACTGGTGATGGTACAATATCTCAATCTTTTCAGGTTACAGTTAGTAATAGTTCTACTATTGATAATTTTGATTTTCTTATTTATTTAAATGGAATAAATTTACAGATTAGGGATCATTTATACGATATGCTTGATAATGAATATGCTTGTTATACAAGAACTGGATTTAATGGTGGTTTAGATGTGTATTTTGGTAATGGAATTAACGGCTGTATTCCCCCTATTGGATCAACAATATCAGTTACATATTTATTGAATAATGGATTGCAAGGAAATATATTAAATAATAAAGTTAATGATTTTACTTTTGTTGATGATATGTATGATGATAATGGAAATATTATTCAAGCGAGTCAGATTTTTGATTTATTTATTGAAACTGACATAAAATTTGCTAGTGATGGTGAAAGTTTGGAATATACTAAATCAGTTATTCCTTATGTATCAAGAAATTTTGTTCTTGCGACTCCATCTCAATTTATTTATCATCTTAAAAAATTAAATATGTTTTCTAAAGTTAATGCTTTTAATAATTTAGATATGATTAAAATTGATATTAATAGTGACGGCACATTAGATAATATTAATATTAATGAAATGTATTTATATTTAATACCAAGAATTACAGATTATTTTTCAACTGATGTTAATTATTTTAATGTACCTTTAGATGCTTTTTATTTAGATGATACTGAGAAGAATAGAATATTAACTTATCTTAAAATGCAAGGTATAATTAGTATTACAAGTACAATAAAAGTTATAGATCCTTTGATAAAATATTTTGTTGTAAATATATTTGTTATAATTTATGATGATGTTTCAGAAGATAATATTAGATCACAAATTATTACAACTTTGTCTAATTATTTTTCAAGTTATGATAGATATGATAGAGTTATTAAATCAGACTTGATTACACAAATCAAAAATAGTGTAGATGGTATAGATTCAATTAATATAGAATTTGTTGGCAAAGATAATGAAGATTATCATAGAGATGGAGCTTTGCTATCATCAACACAAAAAAATGTAGTTCAAAATACTTATGTAGCATCATCATCGGCTGTTAATGTTTCAGCAAATAATTACACAAATATTGTAACCGCACAACAAAATCAACAGAATGCTGCAAATAGTTCAAATAATAGTTCATCTGTTCCTAATACATCAACAATTAATGCCGCATTAAGCACATCTTCTTCATTATCTGTTGGTAATAGTACAGTTGTGTCATATAATAGTACATCTCAATATGATGCTAGTGTATTAATTGGTATTGACCCTGTTTTAGGTGATATTGTTATTGGATCAAATGAATTAGTTATTTTAAGAGGTGGTTGGAGTAATAGAAATGGTGTTTTTTTTAGTGAAGATCCAAAAACAACAACTGGATTTAGCACAATTAATATTATTTGGAAAGGTGTAACTTCAAGTAAATAATTATTAAGGTAAAAATTCCTTAAATATTTCTTCTTTATTATCTAATACAAACGTATGTATATAATATGCTAATTTTTTATAGTTTTTATATTCATATATATCTTTAATGTTATAATCCTGTAAAAAGTTATCATCAGAAGATATTCGATAATTATTTTCTTTATCAAACCAATAAGATATTTCATATATTTTTTCTTTAACTTTCATAGATAATAAAACAGCAACTCCACCATTTATCTCTCCAATATAATCTATAACTGATATAAAATTAACCTCATTCATAGGGAAATGTATTTTTTTTATATATATAATAAAAATACGGTTTCCATGGCACTAAGAGATGTAAAAGATTTAGTTATAAGATATCCTGGGCATCCAAAATATGAACCAGATAGAATTATAGAAGATGATGAAATTGAAGTAATAGTACAAAAATTAGAAATGATATTATTTACCAATAAAGGTGAGGTACTAGGTAATCTTGATATTGGTGCTAATTTAGAGTATTATTTGTGGCAAACAAGAGTCACAACTGGCAATTTAAAAAATAAAGTAGAAGAACAAATTATAACTTATATTCCTGAACTGATAGCAATAGGATATACTTTTGATGTACAATTATTTGAAGGTACATTAAGAGATATATTATATTTAAATTTTGTGATAAAGGGATATAATATTGATTTTGTTTTTGAATAAATAAAAAATAATGAATTATGGCGGAAAAAGATGATAGTTTTATTTTAACAACAGATATAATAAAATATATTGAAGAGAAAGAGAACTTAGGAAGAATATTAAAAAGGCACGAAAAACTTTGGTTTTCAAATACAAGAGGTGTTCGTAAAGCAAATGTGACATTTGCTATGACAGATGATGAATTTGAAGAATATATTAAATGTAAAATTAATATTCATTATTTTGCTGAACATTATTGTCAAATTAAGAGAGAAGATGGTACAATTGGACCAATGACACTTAGGGATTACCAAAAAGATATTATAGATTTATATACAAAAAATCCTAGAAGTATATTGATGGCGAGCCGTCAGACGGGTAAGTGTAACTCCTTTATAACCAATGTGTTAGTTGTTTCGGAATCAGGACAAACAGTAAAAATTCCTATTGGCTTTCTTTATTATAATGAAGTTAAGAAGGAAAGAAAGTTAATGCTATTAGAAAATATAAAAGTATTTTTATATAAAATATTATATAAATTACAATAATTTTACCATTTTGACTAAATGCGACCAATAAATATTTATATATAGAATAAAAAAGATTATGGAAAATAAGGAAAATGATTTTATTACTTGCAAAATATGCGGATTTCAATCTCAAAGAATTTATGGTAGACACTTGAAATCACATGGTATAACGTCTGAGGATTATAAAAATATGTACCCAGGTGAACCTTTATATACTGAAACAGATAATAAGAAAACCTCAATAAATAGTGGAAAGCATATGAAAACCGAAAAATATAAAAAAATGTTTTCAGAAAAGATTATGGGAGAAAAAAATCCTAATCATAAATCAAAAACTACTTTAGAAAAAAGACAATCAGGATCTCCATTTTCAAATAATTTTAAAAATTATTATACTATTGAAGAAAAAAATAATTTTGTTAAAAGAGTGTGTGATAAAAAATCATATACAGTAAGATTAGATTATTGGATAAATAAAGGTTTCAATAAAGAAGATGCTAAAAAAAAATTAAAAGAAAGACAATTGACCTTTACTTTAGAAAAATGTATTGAAAAATATGGTGAAATTGAAGGTAAAAAAATTTATACTAAAAGACAAGAAAAATGGCAAAAATCTTTAACTGAAAATGGAAATTTAAAATATGGATATTCAAATGTTTCACAAATATTGTTTTATGAATTATTAAATTATTATGATTTAGTTAAAGATAAAGAATTCATATTTTTTGCTACTAAAAATAAAGAATATCGGTTAAATAAAAAAGAAGGCGGTGTTTGGCTATATGATTTTGTTGATTTAAAGAATAAAAAAATAATAGAATATAATGGTGATGAATATCATGCAAATCCAAATTTATATGAAACTTCTGATTGTCCTCATCCATTTAGAAAAAATATAACAGCACAAGAAATGTGGGATAAAGATGAAAGGAAAAAACAAGTTGCTGAAGAAAATGGTTTTGAAGTGTTGACTATATGGGATTCAGAATATAAAAACCGAAAAGATATGATTTTAGATAAGTGTAAAAAATATTTAAATTTATGATAAAAACTAAATCTATTTCAACAACTAATAAGACATATATTAATTATGTTAATAATCATAATCTATCTGATAGAATTAGTACTTTTTTGAAGATATATACTTTTGAAAGATTTAATAGAAATGTCATATTAGAATCTTTTGATAAAAAATATGATGATACAGAGTGTGAAATTGAATTTTTTAAATTTGATTCAAGTTATTCAAATTATGATAAATCTGGATATAAAATATGGTTTAAAACTGAATCTGGTAATAAATATAGAATTGATTTAGCTCCGTTGAAAAATTTTAATTCAAAAATAAATAGTGAGTTTGTTTGGAATATATCATTTACATTAGATAAATATGATGTTGATGATTTTGAATATGATGATTTAACAGCATTAAATGAAGAAAAAGAAGTTTTAGTTAGAATTGGTAATATTTTAGATAATATTAATATTCCAAAATATTTTATAATTGGTGATACTGTGTTACAGAAAAAAATTAGAATATATAAACATATATTATCTATAGTTTTTCCTAATTATAATATAGATATGAATTATTGCGAAGGATTGCTGAATAATAAAGGTTTGTATATTTGGAAATAAAATAAAGAAAATTAAATGCTAAAAAATATAATAAAAAATGTAATATATTTTATAATTCAATTGATAGAAAGATATGAATTTAGAAATTTCAATCCTAATGAGGATGATATACTAAAGAAATTCGTTAATACTATTTTTTTAGATCAAGAATTATTAGTTGAAACCGATTATGGAATGGTTCCTGTAACAGAAATAAATATAACACAACCATTTCAAAGATATAGATTAAAACTAGAAAATAATTTATGGTTAGAAGGTGCAGATACACACATTGTTTTTTGTAAAGATTATGAGCCTAAAATGCTTATAACTTTAACTACAGATGATTATGTTTTAACTAAGCAAGGCTTAAGTAGAGTTGTGTCTATTAAAAAAATGTATGGTAAAGTGAGTATGTTTGATTTATCAATTGATACTCCTGAAATGAGTTATTATACTAATGATATATTATCACATAATACAGTATCTGCTGCTATTGTTTTATTGCATTTTGTATTGTTTAATGATGATAAAGGATGTATGATTGTTGCAAATAAAGGTAAAACTGTAAAAGAAATCATTAGAAAAATTAAAGATATTTATAAATTATTGCCATTCTTTCTGAAGAAAGGCGTTACAAACTGGAATGAAACACAAATTGCATTTGAAAATAATTCCCGTATTCAAACAGAAAATAGAACAAAGGAGCCATCAATTGGATTTACTATTGACCTTTTGTATCTTGATGAGTTTGCTCATATTCCAGATAATTTTATTAGAGATTATTATGGAGCTATTATTCCAGTAGTATCTTCTGTTGAAAATTCTAGGATTATAATAACTTCTACACCTTGTGGATATAATATGTTTTGGGAATTGATAACTGCTGCTGAATTGCCTGATGAAGATCCAAATAAGAACCCATATAAGGCAATGAGGGTGTATTGGAATCAAGTACCTGGACGTGAAGATACTAAAATTAAAATAATGGATTTTAAATTAAAAAAGTATGGTCTTTCTAAATCTATAGTGTTAAGAGAAATTAGAGAAAATTATGATATTAAATTATATAAGAAAACTGTTGGTGATGATATTATAGATTGTGTTAAATATGAAATTGAAGATGAAAAAACTTATATAGATAATATTAGAAAAATTCGTATAAATGGAATACCATTACCTGAATTGGCCGTTGTTTCTAATTGGCAAGAAGAAGAAACAAAACTTATTGGTTCAGCAGAAAAATTTGATCAAGAATATGGATTACATTTTGTTACTGGCGATAGAATTCTTTTTAATAAAGAAACTATTGATTTATTAAAAAGTAAGCAGTTACCATTTGATTATATTGAATTTCCGCAATTTAATAGATTAAATATTCCTTATGAATCGTTGAAATTTGTTAGAGACCCAAATCTTTTCAATATACAAAAAGTTAAAGATTATTATATTTTGATTTCTGTGGATTTATCAGAAGGACTTGCCAAGGATTATTCGGTTTTAAACATATTTAAGCTCACCCTGCGTGATAAATCTGAGATTGAAAAGCACAAGTATGAAAGTCTTTATGAGTTGTTCAAAATTGAGCAAATTGGTTTGTATAGAAATAATCTTTATTCTATTCGTGAGGTTGCTCATATTTTTTATTTAATCGCATTTGAATTGTTTGATTCAGAAAAAGTAAAAGTTGTTTTAGAGAATAATACTTATGGTTCAGAGTTTTTAACACATTTACCTAATGTTTTTGATGGTGATAATCAATATTCTAATTCAATATTTTTAAGATATAAACAAAATAGGGAAGATATTGTAACTAAAATAGGTTTAAGGTTGACAAAAGATAAACATTTAATTATAGATAAAGAATTTCAACAATCAATTAGAAATAGAAGAATGATATTGCATAGTGAAGTTAATATAAATGAAATTACAACATTTAGTAAGCACGAAACTACTTCTGGAAATGTAACTTATCGCGCAGAAAGTGGGCACGATGATGTTGTTATGTCAACTATAACGTTATCAACAGCATTTGATAATATTGGTTATAAGAACCTTGTGGATATGCTTGTTAATTGTAATTTGTCTGGTGATGTTTTAAGATTTGTAGAAAGTATAACTAGTAAATCAAATAATACTGAAGGAGTTGCCGGTGCTTATAGTAGAGTATATAGAAATAGACCGTCAATGAATAATAATAATAATAGATATCCAAGTAGGTAAAAATTAAATATTGAAAAATATCTAATATCATTTTTCTTAAATATTTTATAGGGAAGATATATTTTTTCATTACTAAAATTTGTTCTAAATCTTCTTTATTTTTTAATTTTATGTGAGTTTTTTATTTTATTAAAGAAAATATTTTTTCATTACTAAAATTTGTTCTAAATCTTCTTTATTTTTTAAATTTATGTGAGTTTTTTATTTTATTAAAGAAAATATTTTTTCAATCTCATTATCTATTAGTTCTTTATTAACTTCCTCTGTTTTTTGTAAAATAAAATCCCATCTTTCTTGATTGAAATTTGGTTTAAAAAGTTCTTCTTTTATTTTCGGTTGGGATGCGTTTAAAACTATAGTTTTTCTAATATCTCTCCAATTTTCATCTTGACTTTGTATTTCTTCTGTTAATATGTTTTTTGCTAACATATCAATTAATTTTTCTTTTCTATGTTTTAAAGATATTGAAGCCCCACCTGTACAAGAAAAATTACTACTTACTTTAACAGTAAAATTTTCTAAATTATTTTTTTCAAAATATGGATTATAGAAAGAGATTACAATATCACTAAATTTGAATTTACCTACTGTTTTAATATCTTTTTTTCTTAATCTTGATATTTCCATTGTTTTACCAGTTATTTTAGTACCTACACTAAAAGTAATATATAAATTATCTATGTTAATAGCAAATATTTGATTTGTATAATATGGTATTGATATTTCAACTGATTTGTCAAATAATGTTTTTACATTATTGATCATTCTATCTTTTACTTGCTCAGCATATTCTGATTCAAAAGTAATTGCTGAAATATTGTTATTAAGAAATTTTTCAATTTCTTTCGTTGTCATTTGTAATAATTCGTTTTTATTCATTTTATCTTTTTTAATTTTCTTTCAAGACTACAATATATAAATTATTTTTCGAAAAATAAAACCAATACTCTATTTTTATCTATAAAAAATAAAATATTATTTATGCCAGATATTACCCACAAATTCTCAATGTCGTTACCTCAAATGACGTTCTTTTTAGATAAAGTACATGATTTACTTTCAATTGACGACGAAATTTTATTAAAAATAAATAATGATAATATACTTTTATATTCTATTGTTGGAGAAAAGATGAATGTTAATGCATTTAAGTCTTTTATTTTTAAGACAAATGAGATTTTTTCATTTAAAAATGATATTCCCAATGAAATAAGATTTATTATAACTGCCGGTGGTAAATTTGAGAGTACACTTAAGAATTATCTTGATTATAACGAAAATATTAATTGTGAATTTTTTATGAATGATGATACTTATGCCGATAATTTCAAATTTAAAAATTCAAAATTAAAGTTAAGTATTAATGGCGGTGATGTTCGCGGTATGAATACAACTATTGATATTGAGAAGATTAATAAGACCCTAAATAAAGATAATATTGATTTTAAATTTGCATTAGATAAAAATTCATATGCAAAAATTAAGAAAATTGCATCAATTGATAATGAAAATGATATATTATATTTGAAAATTATTGATAATAGTTTAACAATTGGTGAGAATGGTTGGGATCTTAAAATTTGTGAAGTGAACCATGATGATTTATCAATAACGTTTCCTAAAAAATATTTTAAATCAATAAATTTTACAGAAGAAGAAATTAATATTTATGTTTTTGATACATTTTTACTAATTGATAATCTGAATACAAATTTACTTATAGCATTAGAGTTATCAGTATAAAAATAAATAAAAATAAATAAATATGAAAAAAGCTAAATTTTTAAAAACTTGTAGAGAATATGACGATTTATTGAAAGATAATGGATATTCTATTATTCTTAAAGAACCTTATACTGAATTTGAAAACAGTGATATGAATCATATTAGATGGATGTTAAATGAAATTCCAAATATGATTGATGATACCAATAAATTAGAAAAAATAAACAGATGGATCGGATTTGTTCAAGGTGTTTTATGGAGTAAAGGATATTATACTATTGAAGATATGCGTGGACAAAGTGGAGATGTTGACGAAAATGAGAAACCAGCAATAAGAAAATGTGAAGGATATTATTATCAATTTGAAGGTGGAATATCAGATATGAGCTTATAAAAACCTAAAAAAACCTCTTAAAAGAGGTTTTTTATATATTTTTTTCTGATATTTCTTTAATTTGAAGTAATTTAGCTCGCCTTGTATTTTTTAGAATTGCTTGATCAATGAGTTTGTCCGTTATTTCTTTACCATAATATTTAAATTTGTAAGATTTCATCATTTTTAATTGATTAATACTCGCATTTCCAAATTTTTCTATAATGCCATCTTCTATTTTTTTGTTGAATAGCATTTGAGCGACAATTTCATTATTTTTATATTTTTCTGTGAGAGTAGAAATTAATTCCATTTCTACACAAGCTTTTTCTAATTTTTTTAGTAAGTCTTCCATTTATTGATAATTTTTATCTTGTATTATTCCATATTTGTGAAAATATCTTAATGGTCTCCACTTGTGATTATTAACATAGAATCCCCATTTGTGATATGGTCTACTACATAATAAAATAGTCCAAGCTCCTTCTTTTGGAATATCTAAATAATGTTGATCTAACGCATTCATATATCTAGGTTTCCATGCTTTAGCTTCAAATATACCATTAGGTGTAATATTTTTATATTTACCTTTGATAATTATTGATATTAAGTTACATGAGTGATCATGAAAAAATCTACGATCATCAGATTTTAACCAATGATGAATTCTTAAGGAATATCCAAAGAAAATAAATGTCCATCGAATTAAATAAGGTAAATCTTTATTTCCTAAAACTTCTTTCCAACGAATTTGAAAATTTTTAAATTGTGTCATAGGCAGGGGGACAGGATTTGAACCAAATGTGACCTTCTGCTCGTAAAAACAGACGCTCTAAACCAACTGAGCTACCCCCCGAATTGAGATCCTGATGGGAGTCGAACCCACAACAAATTGATTTAGAGTCAATTGCTCTGCCGTTAAGCTACAAGATCATTTTTGCCCGCTTGTACTGGATTCGAACCAGTGACACAAAGATTTAGAGTCTTCTGCTCTACCAACTGAGCTAACAAGGGTTTTTGGTGAACTACGAAGGGATCGAACCTACGACTAATTATAGTTAAAGGTGCACCATACACTATAATCAATTTTATCCTTTGCTTTTTATCGTACTTTATTAGCATACTTTCAACTCCAAGTGCAGTAGCCCATTTTTTAATGTAGGTTCATAGGGAATCGAACCCCAAATCAGAATATTCTCACGATCAACTTACCTTCATCTGACTCTTATCCAACCTCAAACTGTGGGAGACTTTACCAACTTCGAACTCGGTAAGCTCTTGCAAGGACTAGAACCCATTTTTTATTCTTTAATTATTTCATACGAATAAGTTTCAGAAACATTAGTTGAAACTATGAAATGATAATAATACCATGTTAATATTTCATTAATGTCCTCTTTTGTTGAATCAATTTCAACTTGAACTTCTTCGTTAAAGATAGTTGGTTTACTATCGCCATAATATCTTACTTTATATTTAACTTTAAGTGTTGTCATTTTTTTATTAACGATTATACCAAACAATTGTATCAAAATCGGTTCTTATTGCTCCGTATTTTACATCACTTGGATAAATACTAATATCACTCTCTTTACCATCTTTTACATAATTGTCAGAGCCATCATAATCAATAAATCCACCACATTTTACATTTTCAATAAAATCTTTCAATGACATAATATCACCATATGCTGGAATATCATTTTCGAATGTTGGTGTTTTTGTTACCCTAAGTAGTCTGGATATTGTACTAACTTTCTGATTAAATGGTTTCATATATTCATGAAATTCTTTATAATCCATATTATGAGGTGCTTTTTCAAACGCCTCTTGTGATTCGTCTTGAGCTGTTTCTAATTGTTTTTCTAAGTTTTCTACTAATTTTTCTTTAGAATCCATCATTTTTTAATTTAATTTTTTAATTTGTGTCAGGATTAAAATAACCCTGACACAAAAGTAGTATTTTATTTTATAATAACCAAATTAATTCTTATAAAAATTGCCTTTTTCTAATTTATAGATGTTTAAAAGCTTGTCAGCTTCATTACGAGCCTTCAGCCATTCTTTTCTTGCTTTTTGAATCTTTTCTTCTTTTAAAGAAATTTTGATTTTAACACGTTCAATTTCAAATGTTCTTGATAATAACCCTAAGAAGGTGTTGATATTTCTTAAAGTTGGTCTCATTTCAATCCAGAAGCAATATTTTTGAATTCTCTTCATTTGCTTTTTGGAAAAGTTTTTCCATTTAAGTTTATAACAAGGTTTAAGATCACCTGTTACTTGATAGTCGTTTTCTTTGACAAATTTTTTAATACTATCAATAGTGTTGTTAATTTTGCTTTCAATTTCCGATTGTTTGTAGGTATAAGTAATACCATTATTTACTGTTGTTTCCATAATATAATTTATTTTTTAATTTGTTATTTTTTTTTTGTTAATATCATTTTTTGCAATTTATTTCATACATTATGAAAACTTTACGGCGGCTTTAACATCTATATCATCATATTCCTCCTTTCTTTAGTTTATTTTTCAAATTTTTCTTTTAATTTTAAGTATTCAGCTAATTCTTTAGCTTTTTTATTTTCTTGATATTTAATCTGTTTTAATTTTTCAGCTCTTTCTTTTTTTAATTTTTGAATTTCTCTCATTTTATTTCTATCATTTTCTAATTCTTTCCAATATGACATAAATTCAGTATATTCTTTTTTTAGTGCATTATCTTCTTTATTATATTGATTCAATTCCGCAATTGTTTTATAATCATATTTTCTATTATCATAAACAAGAACTTGCATTTGTTTAAAATAAAATCTTCTAGTTGGTAATCCTGCGAAATATTTAATACTTAATTCTTCCGCTAATTCTTTTAAATTTTCACCATAATATGATGCGGTCCAATCATCTTCACTATAATATTGACCCATACACATACCAGTATCACCAACAGTTATTTTATACATTGTTTTTAATTCAGCTTCTATTTTCATTTTAGTGACTCCAATTTTTTTAATTTTTCTTTCCTTAAATATTGATCATCCATTATATCAGTGAGTAAAAAATCATATGACACATAATCATTTCCACCACATATACTCGTAAATATTTTCTTTTTTTTATACCTTTTTTATAATAAATTTCATCATATTCAGGTTCAAAAATATAATTATATTTTATTTCAGTTTTGAAACTATAAGTTTTATTATCATTGTTAATACGATAATATTCTTCTTCTGAAATTTTAATCCATTCATATTCAACTGGTAATTCTTTTATTTTATATTCATTATTATTTAAAAATTCAAATTTAGTTATTTCGTGATTTATATGCTTTACATATTTTTTATCAACATAAGGTTTGATAATTTCAATAATTTGATCAACGTTTTTACTATGCGTGATTTTAGAGTTTTTAACAATTTTTTTTGTTACCTTATAATCCTCAAATAATTTTTTTGAAATTTTAGACATAACTTTCCTCCTTCTCTTTATAAGAATTTTTATCAATTTTAGTATAGAAATTGTATTCCTTTAACATTAAAGGTAAACAGGATACCATCTTTCTGGTTTGATCAGAAGGCTCAATAGCAATAGCTGTGATCTGATTGTCAATATCAGGTTCACGAAATATAGAATATTTAATATTGTATTTTTTTAATTTAGCAATGAGAATTTCTAATTCATGTTCATTCTCTACGGATAATTGTGCTAAATACGGATCTTTGAACCAAAGTTGAGCAACTTCTGGATGTTCAAAGACGAACTGGATTGCAGCGTGTGTCGACTGGACAGATTGATAAGAGGCAGTCATATCTCTTCTTGTTACAATTGTTAATTTTAAAATCTACGTCATGATTTCTATTTATTTTTTAATGTATATATTATTTTTTTGTTTTTGTTTTTTATTTAAAAAATTATTCATAATTTAAATCTTCGTTCTTTTGGTAATAAAAATTCCAATCCCCAGGCACAGCCCATAAATATTGATACAAAAAAATTAATCAAAGAAAATCTAAATGTCATATTATCTATATTTAAAAATATAGAAATGATATTTAATATCCAAATGCAGTAAAATGCAATTTTAAACCAATTTCTTTTAATACAATTCATTTTCATTTTCATTTCCATCACAAAGATAATTATTATTTTCAAATTAAAAAATTATTTTAAAGTTTTTTTATAAATGTTGTTTAATCTTTCTAATAAAGCACTCATATCACAACAGCATCCATCTTCAACAGCTTCATATATAGGAATTCCAAAAATTATATATCTCCTATAAATTATATATCCAATATATAATAAATTTTCATATTCATACAGTAATTCTTTGATAGAATAACCAGAATTTAAATTGAATATTTTTTTGAAATTTATCATTTTTTATGATAAATAATAATTGCATATAAGACCTCCAGTATTGTCATTATAAGTATTTGGAATTACAATGTCAATAACATTATTTAAGTTAATTAAATCATCAATAAACGAACTTAATGGTATTAAATCTACATTAATATGCCAAGTTTTTATTTTTTGCATTTTTTAAAATTTTTCAAGTTCATAAAATAATTCATATACATTGACTATCCTTGTATAAAATAGTGGAATAGGAGTTGTTTCTACCCTAGAAACAATTTGCTCCAAAATACCTTTATCGGAAAGTTTTTTAATAGGTTTTATCAAAATAATAGAGTCTTTAATTGATTTGCTCCATTCAATTGTGATATAGCTTTCATCTTTTAACTTATCTTTAATTTTAAATAACATTTCATCTTTACACATTTTTCTTTTTATTATATGTTTCAATTAATTTTTTCCTAAGTTCATTATCAATTAATGGCTTTGAAATTATTAATATTGTTTTTATTTCACTCAAATGAAATTTTACATCATTGAAATGTTCCATTAATATGGGAAAATTTAATCCAAAATTTGTTAATGATGAATTTGATAAATTTATAAAAAATAATAATTAATGAGCGTAACCGGCCTTCTGTTTTAACATATCATTTGTCTATTGTCCTTTACCTAGTCTTGTTGCGTTGCTCACCCGCTATATCTTTCGATAAGACTGTTTTAAGTTTAACCCTCGGCAGTACAAACGATTATTAGTCTCCTTCCTTAAGCAATGGTTGGCTGAGTTTCCTCACATTCATTTTTCAATGAGTAGTGCGATATATCCTCTTTTAATTATTATTTCTTTTCACAAAGATAAGGAAATATTTTGAATAAACAATTCTTAAATAAGTTTAAAATATTCTTTATTAGTAAATGAAATTCCACAAACTCCACTTACTAATCCACCAAATGAACTAAATATATGACCCTGTTTCCATTCAGAATCTGGTATATTTTTTAATAATTATCTTTCATTTTTTTTATTTAAATATTCATTTACAATAAAATTACCAACTAAAATCCACATAAATATTGAACCAATATCAAAGATTGCGATATATGTGCCATACTTTGTACAATCCAATAATAATGCTGCAATTATAGAAATAATAGTTATACCTAATATTCCACCAATAATAACTTTGAGTTTTAAATTTTTCATATTTTTAAATTTAATCGTGATAACTTCATTATCAATGCAGATACATCGTTATCGCAATCTACCTATTTTTTATTTAAATAATTTTTTACAATAAAATTACTAACTAAAATCCACATAGATATTGATAATATATCAAAGAATGCAATATGTTCACCATATTTTTTACAGTCAAATATTAATGTTGCTATTATAGAAATAATTATTATCATTAATATTCCACTATATCTTATAATGGATTGAATGAATGTATTTTTAATATTTTTCATAATTATTTAATTTAATATACAATAGGCATTCCACAACTTTTACAATGTGAACTCCATCCGTTTAATTTGTCATTATCACAATCTTTGCATTTAGGATATCCAGTAATATCAGAAATTTCAGGTACTCTTATATATTTTGCAGGCACATTATCTGTCATCCAAACATCATTTGCACTTTTTAAAAATTTGAAACCATCTGTGTTCATTTTTGCTGAATCAATTTCTAAAATGAGTGGTTCTTTATTCTTTGAATACCTTTTACCAACAGAATATGCAGTTTTATAATCATCTGATAAATGAACTTGAAGTCTTTTAACTTTATCTATACCAGTTTTCTTTATTTTTTGATAATTTTCATCAGTTGTTCCATGATAAAGAACTCTTGGTGGTCTTGTTGCTTTAAGCTGAAGATCAACTTTAATGGAATGACCTTGAGATGCCCTGATCATATCTTTTGAAGTGTTAAAAGCAAATCTTTTTTTATCATTATCCGACACAATTTCATCCAAATCTTGTAATGATATGTTTAATTTTTTTAATAGATCAGTTACTAAAACATAGCCATTTTTGTCTATTTTTAAGTCTTCAGGCTCATGCCTTAACAGGTAACTCATTTCTCTACTTTTCTTCTGTAATATATTGTTCATATTCATTTTATTTATTTGCAAATATAGTTATTTAATTTTTAATAAAAAATTAAAATCGTAATATTGATGAACTTTCATTATTTTATATATAAAGATATGAGCAATAGATGTGAAAAATATTATTGGAGAAATGAAGAAAGATGTTTAGATGCTATAAAAAAATGTAATTCTAGACAAGAGTTTAATAGAAATTATCATTCTGCTTGGACTTACTTGAAAAGTATAAATAAGTTGAATGTGGCATATGAATTTTTACTAGAAAAGGGAGATATGTATAAAAAATTTGGATATAAAATTATATTTAAATCTTTATTAGATGATAAAAAATATATTTATATTGGTTTAACTTGTAATTTTGAAAGAAGATTATCTGAACATTTAAATTGTAAGACAGGCAATTTATATAATCTTATTAAAAAATATAAATTAATATATGAAAAATCTTGGATCTATCACGAATTATTGCCAATTGAAACTGCAAGAAATATAGAAATTGAAAATATAAATTTGTATAAAGATGATAATTTATATTTTTTGTTAAATTTAGGTGATGGTGGAGAAGGAGGTAATATTAAAAGGATATGGACAAAAGAAAAATGTGAAGAAGAATTAAAAAATTGTAAAACTATTTATGAATGTAGAAATGATCATCGTACTGCGTATAAAACAAGTATAAAAAATAAATGGTTATATGAAATAACTTCACATATTGAAAGAAAAATTAAGCCTAAAGGACATTGGTTGAATAAAGATAATTGCTTTGAAGTTGCTAAAAAATGTAAAAATCGTATAGAATTTTCTAACAAATTTGGCTTACCTTATACTATTAGTCGTGAAAATAATTGGTTGGATGAATTTTTTCCTGACATTAAAAAACAAAAAAATAAAGGATATTGGTTGAATAAAAATAATTTTATTTTTGCAGTTAAAGAATGTAAAACAAGAAAAGAATTAAAAAATAATTTTTCAAGAGCCTATGTAGTAGGATTAAAATATGGTTGGATTGACGAATTTTTACCTATTTAAATGTAATTTTTCATTTAATCGGATTGGTATCAACGATGTGATCCAATTCCGACTGAGTTATACCTATTTTATTTAAAAGTGATGATACACTTACATAACCATTCTTATCCATCACCAAATCCTCTGGATTGTGTCGTAATAGATATGTAATGGTTTTTCCTATTTGTATATAATTTTTCATTTAATTAATTGTTTCAATGGTAATTTTTACTTTTCTTCCGACAAAAGAATTAAATTCAGTATGCTCTTTATTTTCATCCCAAGATTGAATACGAATAAACATTCCGTTTTCTTCGTCATTTTGAGCAGCATCAACAATTAATGCTTGACCATTATCTTCTTTTATTACTTCAGATGGAAGTATTTCTGTAAAAATAATATGTTCTTTTTTCATAGTTTTATTTTTTTCATAGTTATTCTATAACCCGCAGAATATACGGATAGATTTTTCAATTTTTGGTGCAAGTTTTGATTTAATTGCACCTAAACTATATAATTCTGACACATCATAAGTTTCTTCCCATATTTTTTGTTTATCATCATCTTCCCAATTTTTATCAAATATTATAAACTGAAGTTGTGTTTCGTTTATAACTTTAATATCAAATCCACCTTCTGTTTCACCTTCTTGTACTGCAATATAAACAAATGGATTAAAAAAATCTAGTAAGTCATTTTCAATTTGTTCTGTGGTTATATTCATAGTTTTATATTTTTTTTTAAGAGAAAAGTCCTTTTATTAAATTCATTCTTTCTTCTTCACTCATAGGTTCTTTCATTTTATATGAGAAACCTTCTGAAATTAATTCTAATCTTACACTTTCAACATAATTGTATAGATTATTCAATGTTGAACAATCTGCTATGATTTCATCTTTATCATCATATATAACATAATTAGATTTATTGTTTTCTAATTCATCATAAACACTATCAAATATAAAATCAGAAATTATATCTGAAGTTTCGCCATAAATTGATCTTAATAATATATTATTTATGGATGAATAATCGTCCATAAAATTAATTAGATCAAGTCCATTGTCATATATTGACTTTTCTTTTTTACCTTTATCAATAGATAATTTGATAAAGTTTTCAAATGTTTTCTTTTCCATTTTCTTCTATTTTAAAATAATAATCACTATTAAGTTTATTTTTTATTAAAAAAATCATTTTTTTCAGTCTAAACCTTGATATGTTAATAATTCTTTTTATTATTTCATTATCCGCATAACCGTCGTTTATCATTTTTACTATATTTTCTTTTTCAGAGTTAAAATCAGTATCAAATTTTTTCTTTCTTTTTTCTAATGTTAGAGTTTTTAAGTTTAATATACTTTCTGGTGTAATTTTTTCTCTCATTTTTCTCTTTGTTTCTTCACTATGTTTTGAACCTGTTCTTTGAATACTTCTTTCTTCTCTTACTCTTTTAGCAGTTTCTTCACCAAAATATTCTTCCCAACTTTTTCCTTTTCTACTATTACTTTGTTTTTCCTTTGCTATTTTAGCTTTTTCTTCTCCACAAACTTCCTCTATTTTTTTACCTTTAAATTTAGATGGACAAAGTCCTTTTGTGCCTTTGTTCCATGCTGTCGGATGCTTACCAAACATTGGATTTTTATCACCTATTATTGAAATACTACATTGTCCAATACCACCTATAGTTTTATTCGTTAAATTATCTAAGCCTATATTTGATATTACTTTTATTTCAAGATTGTAAGCATCAATTTCAGTTAATTTTTCAATTATTTTAATAGAAATAGGTTTATACCCTTCTCTAATTATTTTTAATATTTTATTATTTTTGTAAGTATTCTTTTTTAAACTACAATTATAAAAATGCTGAGTTAATCTCCATTTCTTACCCTTTCCTATATAAAATGGTTTATACTCAAATATTATTTCATAATTATCAATATAATATATTGATTTTTCTTTCTTTCTAGGATCTAAAATTGCATAAATATAAAAATTATTTTCCATCTTTCATTAACTATTATTTACAATATATATAAATAATAGTTAATGATATTTTTCTATTTTTAAATTAACTTAATTTTTAAACCCATTTTTTGCATTTCTAAAAGTGCCTCTGCATTCCCCATGGCATCGTCAATTGGCATGTGGGTATGCTTGGTTTTTCTCAAATGCTTCCAACTTGATTGAGAGTCCATTTTCATACCACAATATAAATCGCCAATTCTACGGCTTGACCACCCAAAAGGATTACTACCATAAAATTTGTGAAAATAATAATTTGCAAAAGAAAAATCATAGCCATTATTATCAGACACAAATATAGGAGAACCAATTGAGGTCTCTTTAAGCCAATCTGCAAATTCTTTCATCACTTTAACTGGATCATCAAAAGTTAAGTGATCTTCTCTTGAGAATCCACTTATTGCTAATGCATCAGGTTGCCAAAGATCGGAAATTGGTTTTGTTTTACCATAAAAGGTTTTTGATAATGTTGGATCAACCTTAACAACACCAAAACACACCATAGAATATTCTCCAGGTATAGGTCCATCGGACTCACAATCAACTACATATACAGACATCGTTTAATTTTTTTTTTTAATAATTTGAAGTGTTTAATTTCTTATAAATTTCATACTGCAAATATAATCATTTATTTTTAATAACCAAATTATTTTCTATCAAAAAATTGATATGTTGGCTCAGTTGCTTCGTAATTTGTTCCCCAAAGTCCAGAAGTTATCATCATATCTGCTGAGGATCTGTTACAAGCGACTGGTATATTATGCAATCTACATTGCCTTAAAAGCATTTGAATGTCCGCTTCATGTGGATTGGCTGATAAGTCATCAATTAAAAATACACATAAATCAATTTTGCCTTCAACAACCATAGCTGCAATTTGAGCATCACCACCCATTGGCCCAGATTTCTTTTTAATAATCTCTATATTATCAATATTATGCTCATCAACATATTCTTTTATAACTTTTTCAACTAGTGTACCTGTTGTTCCGGTACAAATCAATTTATTTTTTTGTAGGGTTTTAACATTATATTTAACCCATTCCATCATATCAGCTTTTCTTGCATCATGTGCTATCAAAGCTATGTTCTTGTTTTTTATACTCATTTTATTTTAATAATTTTTTTAATTCTTCGTATCTTATTTTTTCTTTAGTTGTAAAACTATCAATATGTCTCATTAGCATTTGACCAAATTCTTGCCTTAAATCAAATAATGGATCTTGCTTGAGTTTATTTAATAGTTTATCGTAATAATTTTTAATTTCTCGCTCAGTTGGTTCTTTTTTTTTGTCATCTGATATTTTTTTAATTTTTTCTAATTTTTTCTTTCTTTCTTCCTTTATATCAAATTCTTCATATTCTACAATTCTTGATAATGACCAAGGATCACCACCATCAAGACTGTCACATAATTTATCTGCTTGTTTTTTTGTTAGATTTTTACCCATAACACTTTCAGCCATAAAATCGCCATATAATACTTTATATTTCTTCATTTTAGTAATTTTGAAAATTCATATTCAAATATTATATTTTTTGGTATTTCTACGTTAGAAAACATATCAGCCATTTCTTGATTTGAATACCCATTTAAATTTGTTTTTGTTCCTGAATATGCAACTATAAAATATAAATTTGTATTTTCTTCTGCAAATAAATATAATTTTTTAATTTGCTCAATAATATGTTCTGAAGAAATTGATGGATGACTATATTTTGTTAAATCTTTAGTAACAATTGCATATGATTGACCTTGTAATCCATACGCTTGACCATATTTAGCACCAAAATGCAATTTGGCGGCCAAGGCACTCCCACGACCATGTTTTCCTTGAGTATTAGAACCGAAAACAAATATCTGATTCTGTTTTAACTTTGTTGCTTCACCTTTATAGGTCTTCATCCAATTTATTTTTATTTTGTTCAATATATTCTTTTAATAATCTTTCAATAAGTCTGGATCTTTTATCCCCATCATTTTCAATTAGATTATCAAACTTTTTTAATAAATTTTCATTTATATTTATTGTAAGATTAGATTTCTTCTCATTATCTGACATTTTACGTCTTGCCATAATTTTTTATTATTATATAAATATAAATAATTGAAAAGTTTTTTTAATTATTTTCAAAAAATAATAAAAATATGTCCTAAATAATGTTTTTTGACTTTAAAATATTTATATATACAATAAAAAAGATTATGAAAAAAGATAAGAAAAAAATAACTATCACTATAGATAAAAAGGTTTTAGAAGGAATTGAGAAATTGACTACAAATAAAAGCAGATTGATTGAGTATGTATTATTAAACTATATTGGCAAGTTTGGTATAAAAACAGATGATATTATATTATGAGAAATAAAGGTGGTTATTGGACAAAAGAAAAATGTCAAGAAGCAGCATTAAGTTGCAGAAAAATATACATTAAAAGAATTTCGTAAAAATAAAAGATATGCTTATGATAAATCAAGAAAAGAAGGTTGGCTCTCTGATTTTTATGGAATAAATTGGAAAACAAAAAACAAAATCAATATTCTTTTATAGAATATACATAAAAACAATTTAAATTTATGAAGAAAAAACAACAACAATATGGTCAATATTTTACAGAAAACAATCAAGTCAATGATATAGTAAATATTATAAAAAAACATGCTGATTTAAGTGGAGAATGTCTTGAACCATCTTTTGGTGATGGTGCTTTTATTGATGTTTTTAAAGATTACAATCTAAATATAGACGCATATGAAATTGACACTGAAATATTTAAAGATAAGTTTAATCTTATCAATGTCAATTTATTTAATAAAGATTTTATTTATAATGAAATAACAAAAAAATACAATTTCATAGTTGGTAATCCACCATATATTGAATTGACATATTCTTTTTATGATAAAGAACAACAGAAAGAACTTAGCAAATTATATAAGGCATCTTGTGATGGCAGAATGAATTTGACACATATTTTTATTTATAAATGTTTAGAATTATTAGAAGAAGATGGAATATTAGCGTTTTTGGTTCCAAGTTCAATACTAACAAGTCCATATTATAATAAGATTAGAAGTTTAATACACGAAAATTGTAATATATTACACATTAAAAATGATGTAAATTTTAAAAATGTTGCTATAAAAGTGTCATTAATTATAATTCAAAAGACGAAGAATGTAACTGAAGACTTTATTTTAAAATATGGTAAAAACATATATTTTTCTGAAAATGTTGTTGGATTTCCAAAGCAAATAATTTCATTAAAGGATGAAGGGTTTAAGGTTAGTATAGGTGAGGTGGTTTGGAATCAGCATAAAGAAAAACTAACAAATGAAAATGATATTGAAACAAAAACATTAGTATATTCTACTCATATTGGTAAAGACAAATTAGAAATAACAGATATAAAAAATCAGGAGAAGAAAAAGTATATTGTATGGGAGAATATCAAACACACAAATTGTATATTGATGCCAAGAACTATATCAAAGAAATTGAAATTTTATTACCTTAAGAATAATAATGAATACGTTTTTGAGAATCATGTATTAGTTATAACAAATAAAGATAAATCAAAATTAGATAATTTATATTTAAAATTAAAAAATGACGATTTTGAAAAATATATTGGATTATATTTTAATTCTTCAAATTTATCAGCAGAGGAGGTTTTGAATTTGCCATATAAAGAGATATTTGAATAAAAAAGAGCCATCAAGGCTCTTTTTTATATGTTACACACGAAGTTATAAATATTTGTTTCAATTTTTTCTCTTTCTGGGTTATTGATGAAATCTGTTATTCTATCATTATCATCTGTGGCATAACTTTTAGTTTGGCAATACATATTTCTTTGATAGTTTGAAAAACCATATTTATTATATTCTTTACCAAGTGCTCTAAATTTTTCTTCTGTATTTTTTTTAATTCTATTGACTTCTTCATTTTCCTCATTAAGAAGTTTAATAGTTTCTTCATCCATAATATCAACACCCATAAAACTTACCACTTCACTTTTTTTTCTATGAAAAAATAAATAGATGTTTGAACCTTTTGGATATCTTGTATTAAATGTTGGTTTATCTTCACCACTTTTACATTCTACAAAAATTGATTTATCATTATAAAATATAATGAAGTCTGGTGGCTTGTGACTACCAAATGGTTGATGAATATATGTTAAATCATTAAAATCTAAATTGTGTTTTTCACCGCTAATTAGTTTTTTTAGATCATTAACATTATATTTTATATTTTTGGAAAATCCATGTCTAATTAAAATTTCTTCAATCAAAAGTTCAAAGTTATTTATTTCATTTTGAACATTTTTATTAGTGTCTTTTGAGCAGTAACAAATTTTAGAAATTTCTCTAAAAACATTAATAAGTTCATTGGTTTCAATATTATTTTCTTCAAAAAGTTTAATTAAAGTTCTAATTGATTTTTTGATAATAATTATATCTTTTTTACTTTTTTGTTTTAGTTCTTTTACAATTTTTTTACCTAGTGCCATATGTTTTATTTTTAGTTTATACAAAAATAAATAACATTTTTTAAAAAAAATTGAATTTAATGAATGAGAACTAAATCTCATTATTAAAATGCCTTTTTATTTTATATAAAATATTTGGTGATAATCCACAATATCCATCAGTGTGAAAGAAACTTGTCATTTGTTCTGGTAACATATCACTATCATCATCAATAATTGCATATTTTTCTATAGTCTGATTGTGTATTTATAGCCTCATTTAGCCATTCTTTTATTTCAGTGCCACGTTCTGTTCTTCTATTACCAGTAATACCAACAAACACATCAGAATTGAATCCAAGTAATATCAAAGCTTTATTCCATTCTTCATTATTCTTAAAATGCTTTTTCCATACAGAAGATATACAAATTTTATAATCTTCTTTATTACACAATTCAGATAGCCATTTCCATTTTAATGGTTCAGTTTCTTCTTTCAATCTATTGAATAGATATTCAAATTTTCTGTGATTTTTTGATGGTTTATAATTAGCAAAAGATATTGATTTATACTTAAATCCATTTAAAATATATTTTACTTTTGATTTTAAAAAATACCAGTACGTAATAGGTCTTAGCCATCGTTTTTTATGCCTTTTTTCATAAAATAGTTGGGAATTCATTACTCCGTCTATGTCTAGAAATATTACTTTCATATTACAAATATATCATTATATTTAAAATAAAAAAAGAAGATTAAAAAATCTCCTTTTTTTATTATACTACATTTACATTGTTATTTACTTACCTTTTGTAGCTTCAACAGATGCTGCTCTGTAAGGAGTAACCAACTTTTTAATCTCACCTAAAGATTTGCGAACATCAGCCTCTGCAGTTTTGTTACCTTTTTCAACGAATTTTGCGTGTCTCTCTTGTACAATAGCAAATTGCTCCAAAAGTTGTGCATAAAGTTCTTCCATATTTATCATATTATTTTTTAATCAAAATTGAATTTGATTGTAGATTATATATTATACTATTATAAAAGTTTATTTTTTATTTAAAATATTATCTACGACCACTATTTCCACCATTTCCACCATTTCCACCACTATTTCCATTATTTCTTGCTGGATCATTTCTTGGCGCAGAATAACTTGAATTAGATGAATTGTTTCTTGCTGGCGCATCATTTCTTGGTGCAGAATAACTTGAATTGTTTCTTGGTGAATAATTTGAATTTGGTGAATTACTTCTAGAATTATTATTATACCTTTGGTATTGATGTGATTGCTGTGAATTTTGAGGTCTTGAATAATTGTTTGTATTATTAATTGAATTTGTAGTTCTTGATCTATAATAATTAGAAATATTTTGCGAATTATTAAAAGTTGAATTTTTTCGAATATTATAATTTAATCCAGTGTGTTTTAAAGTACTTGATTGATTTACTGTAGAATTTCTGGTGTAATTTTTATTAGCAAAATTTCTATGATTTCCTATTTCAGATTGTGTTTTAAAATGATGATATTTTCTATGATTGCGATAATTGCCATTATAATTGTATCCATAGTAATTATAATTATACCATTGATAATTATAATTATACCATTGATAATTATAATAATTATAGTCATAAAAATCATAAGGATAGTAATTATATGGATAATTATTATAACTAAATCTTAAATTATTAAATTCAAATGGATTATAAAAAAGATACCAATACGGGTTCCAATCTTGAAATTCTATATCTGTATAAAATATTTTTTTAATATAAGTTGTGTCAAGTTTAGTTGTATCAAGATTTTTTTTCTTTATATTTAGTGTGATTAAATTATCCATAGGTCTATAATAAACATCATCATTTAAATAAGATGATGTATTAGTAAGTGTAAGACAAGAAGACATTATTAATGTAAAAATTGCGAGTAATAAAAATTTTAAGTATTTCATAATAATAAAATTATTTTTTATTGTATATATTATATTTAGTTAATCATTTAAATTGTTTTCAATATTTTTAAGTTTTTTACTTCTTTCATATTTGATAATATCTACATTATCAAATGAGTCTCTTAAATCTGGATATTTATTTATATTCCACCACTCAGATCCATCATATTCTCCTCTTTCCATCCAAATACTATCTTCACAGTAAATAATGCCAAATAAATTTTGACCACCATATCCATTGTCATATTCACGATTTAAAAATTTTAGTAATTCATCATATTCATTTTTAGTGTATAATGGTTTTAATTTAAATGATTTATGTTCTTCATCCCATCTATCATCACCAAATGAAATTTTTGCTGCTATTACTTTATAGCCTTGAATAATATTTAAAAATTCATTTTTTGCGTTCATAAATAATTATATATGAATTTTTATAATATGTTTTAAAAAACAAAAAAGTATCATTTAATTGATACTTTTTTGAAAATTTTTATTTTTATTTTATTTATAAACTCCATTTTATTTCAATAGCTTCAATTAACTTAGGCATATTGGCTTTATAAAAACCTGCCGAATTTATGCATCCTAATTCCACTATTTTATATTTAATTTCTTCATTTATAATAACTTCACAAATATCCATAACAAAAGCATCAGCTAATTGATAGATTTTAACCATTTCTTTACAAAATTCTAATGCCCCATCATCAACTATATCGCTATAATTAACCCAATATCCATTTCTATAAAGACTTCCAGTTATAACTTTTCCATCAATAATCCAAAATCTGAATTCTTTAGTGACAGTTTTAACAGAACTAACTTGTATCTCAGTATCATTTGTAAGTGAACTTTCTTGACCACTTTTGATGAAATTTTCCTTGAATTCAATCCATTGTTCTTTAGTGTAAACTTTTCCAGTGAATGTTTTATTATCTAAAACAGGTCTTGCAAAAAAAATATCAAGATTTATGCCATCCCCAAATTTTTGGATAATAGAATCATAATTTAATAGATTTTCTTTGTAATATTTACTATAAATTCTATAATCGTGATTTTCATTTAATAATGAGCCAGGATGCCAACCATATTTTGTTGCTAACCTTGACATTTTAACAGAACCAAAACAAAAAACATCCTTTCTATCTGTTTCAAATTCAAAATTTTCTAAAAAAGGTCTAACTTTTACAATTTCGTAAGGTAATTCAAACCTTTCAAGAGTTTCAACTAAAATATTATAATTTTCTTCTCTGAAAGTGTTTTCTTGGATAATATAGTACATTATTTTATTAATTTATTTTTAATTCTTTTATCATTAAAATTATGTTTTCTAATAAATTTATTATTAACAACCTTTGATAAAAAATTTGTATTTTTTAATACAATTCCTTCTACTATATCATTTCTATATAGAGAAGTTTTTTCAGATTGAATTTTTATTTCATCTATATTATTGAAAATATATTTTTCTGGCTTAATATAATGAATATTAGTTGAAGATATTAATTTTTCAAATTCTCCCATTTCTAAAAATCGTTTTAATTCATACGACCAAATGTCATAAGATAGAAAATAATCAGGCAATTTGTCATATCCAATAGAATGCTCATACATTAACCATTCACCATAAATAGTACAAATACCTATTTTATTTACTATTTTTAATATATCTTTTTTGTGAGAATATATCCAATTCCATAATGGAACATATTGGGATTTTGTTAGATTTTTTGTTTTTGAATATTCTTTTCTTAATATTTTTTCTCTTGTTCTTAAGAATGGTTCATTATTCATCCAAGAAATACCAACATTAGAACCATCAACTTTTTCTTGTGCCCAACATTCTAATGGAAATATGATGTTATTTAATTTAATATCATCACTCTCCATATTAGATATGGTTTCATCTAAATGAGGAATTCTTGGAAAATCTGGGGATAAATATTTTAAATCTTTTTTCAATTTATTTTTAATATATAGTTTATGAATATAAAAACTTTTTCCAAATTTAACGAAAATAAAGTAAATAATGAAATATTTGATGATAAAAATTTAATTTATAAAAAGATATTATCGGAAATTGATTTATCAAATGGCCAAGGAACACTTAGATTATTTATGTCATCGGATGAAAAGAAAGCATGTAATGAAATGATTAAATTAGGTTATATAATCAAAGGCAAATCACCTGAAAAAAATTCTACAGTATCATACTATATTACAAAAAAAGGTGAAAATTATTTAGAATTAAACTAAAATATAATATTTGAAAGTAGGCTCGGTGGGATTCGAACCCACACAGCACTGATTAAGAGTCAGTTTCAATACCAATTATGATACGAACCCAATTAAAAACAATTGAAGGATAGTGGGGCTTATATGGCATCCATCGTAACACCTCCTCCGAAATATATCTCTAAGGTTCCTTTTTCGTTGAGATAATTTCTTTTAATTGTTTTTACTTCTTTTTGAAATTTCTTTACCACATTTACAATAATTTCTATTATTTATAATATTAGGTAGTTTTTCATTAGAGCCTTTTATATAATTTATTAAATTGCTAATATATTCTTTTCGTTCTTCTATTTTTAATCTTTTATAATTACTCCAAAGTAGAGCACCTAACTTATAAATAATCAATTTTTCTTTATAAATATGTGACCCCGATGGGACTCGAACCCATAATTTTCTCATTAAAAGTGAGAAGCCGTATCCAGTTTGGCCACGGAGTCATCGGCAAGGAAGGCAGGACTTGAACCTAAACGCGTTTTTAGCATTC